AGGTTTCTTTACTTCTTTAGAATACCTTTTAAAAGAACTTCTTATATTTAGATTTGTTTTCTCCATTATCTATTACCTCACTCAGACCTTTGAGTATCTTTTGATTTATTTTCTTTTTTCTGACCAAAGATAACAATAATTTCTTGAACACAGATGTCAATTAATGGTTCAATTAAATCACCATCAATATCAAAAGTGTGGTCAGGAGTTGGAATACAATCTAAACATTCTTGGCACTCTTCACACATAGAAGGATAGTAATGTGCTTTTAAAGGATCTTCAGCAAGAAGTTTAATCTTTACTATTCCTGGATTTTTCTTTAGGGGAAAGTAAAGGTAACCATTCTCAAATAAGTACTTAGGTTTAGTCCCTGTGTACTTGTTTCCTTTTAAATAAAGAACACCTTGTCTTGTTACTTCTTCTATTCTAATACTGTTTTCTATAGACATAACATATTCAATGTAGTGTCTATTAGAATCTGTTAATATTCTTGGTATTTTAAATTTAGTTCTATAAACATCACAACCTAAATCTCCAAGACAAGGGCACTCATGATTAGGTACTTTAATTAGTTCAACACAAGGAAGAACAGTATAGTTCCAATCACTAAGTCTTTGTTTCTTTTTTAATTGTTGAGAAAGTAATTGCATTCTAACAGACAATGCTTTATTATAAACATGTCTGTCAGATAGTCTAGATTCATCACTAGACACTCCTTTGGAATAAAGAGATTGAATTCTTTCTACTATTTCAGCTATTAACATATTAAACTATTTCTATAATGATGCCATCATCCTCTTTTATTTCAGCAGCAAAAGAAATAGCTGAACTTCTAAAAGAAGAATTAATGTTGTATATAATTACTTTAGGGTAATCCCCTTCTTTAACAAATGCTGTAGCTTTCTTTACAGTCCAATCTGTAAAAGTTCTAATGTAGTTTACAGCAGCAGTTTGTTTCCCTACAGGAACAGAAACTAAAACTAAATCATATTGTTTTCCAATACCATGTTTTTGTTCTAATCTTTTATTTTCATTAGGAAAAAAAAGTTTAAAGATACTGTTACCTATAACTTTTTTGAATCTGTGTAGTTGTAAATGTTTCATGATTTAATCATTTAAGGTTAATTTTAAAATACTTGTTACATCATCAGTTTGAATACTAGTAAATTTACCATCTAAACCTAACCATATAATTATCCTTTTACTGACTCTTACCCCTATTTGTTCTAGGAGTAATTGATAATAAGAAAGTTGAACTACATAATGGTTTAAAGGACAATCTAATAATGCTTCAAAAGGAGCTAACATAGTCTTGTTTTTATAATTCTTAAACAAGTCTTTATTGGTCTTGTAATCTGCAATTATATATGATTGTGTTTTAGTGTCAAATAGGATGATGTCTGCTGTACCTGCAAACATGTACTTAAAGTGGTACATTCTAAGTTCTGCAGCTACTGGAATAATGTGTTCTGGTACACTTTCCCAAAAGGCTACAAGAGCTTCTTCTTGAGGACAGGAAGGTTTTAAACTTCTGTTAAATTGGTAGAGTTCTCCAAAGGCATGTACTCTATGTCCTCTATCCCTAGACTCTTGGTTTATGTCAGCCCATTGTTTTAGGACTTCTTCTGTGGTAATCCCTAATTTTCTAGCAGAATAAGGGGCAATTGCTTCAGCATTAAAATGCTCATAATACTCTGAAATTAAACCTGAGACAGATGTCTTAATAGGTTTATCTTCAACAAAGTACCTATGCTTTTTTTCTTCAAAAGTCAAGGCACTAAAAGGCTTTGTTATTTTTTCTAATAAATCCATATCACAAAGATATGGTTTTATTTTATTTCTCTACTTGAAAGACAATCTTTTTTATACTGTTAACTACTTTAAGAAATCTTTTTGCAATATCAAATCCCATCTTTTTAAAATTCTCAAATACAATAGAGTAGAACTCTATTGCACAACAGAAACCAGTAAAGATTAAAGTTACAGTTAGATCTTCTGTACTTACATTATCAAACTTAAAAGTCTTTATAAAGAAGACCTTTTCAATTCCCCAAACTCCTAAGATAGCACTAGCATAAGTGAAGGCTTTTACAGCTGAGAGTTTAAGTTTATCTGAAGAAATTAAAGCTGTACCTTTAAGGGAAGGGTCTAATTTTTCTTCATCTTTTTTAATTTTCCAAGATGCTATTATACCTGTTATAAAATCTAGTATAAAAAATAATAATAAAAGTAACAAAGCTTTTTGGATTGAAGTTAAAACAGAAGCTACAACTATTGTACTTCCTGATATAACTCCTGATGGACTTGATGCCATTGCTTTTAAGTTAATTCCTAACTTAAGAAAATACTTAGTGTATAGACTTAACCATTCCATAATGCTGCTTTTTAATATTATTATAATGTTGTATGACTTTTTCATAGTAATAGTCTTTACAAAAATAGTTAAAATATTTTACCTTCCTTGTCCTTTATAAAGTTTTTTATAGTTTTTTGAAGATTTAAGTTTAGATACTTTAGACTTTGCGTGAACTCCTGGTCTACTTACTTTAATTTTTACTTTCTTTTCTACTGTGTTAGTTTGTTTTGCCATGATTTATAGTATTTATATTTGTATTGCAGCTCCTATAAGTGTGCAGTCTAAAAATGCAACTGCACTTTTTGGAACTAGTTGATTAGATGCATATGCATTAAGATTAGTTGAACCTAAATTATACTTTGCAAGTACTTGTGCTTTAGTCATACATTGATTAGCAGCAGGAAGAGTTACAAGATGAGATTGACCTGCTAGTAGAGGAAGTCCACTAGTTGATATATCTAAATGACTAATCATTTGATTTGCTAATAAATCATTCCAAGCCATTATTTCTCTAATTGTTTTATTCTATTCTCTAATTCTTGAATCTTAGCAACAAGTACTTCTATATAATTTACAGATAACATTTTATTTTCTCCTTCAGATACTTGATCAGGATATTTTTCTTGAATTTCTTGTGCAACATATCCTATGTGTACTTTGTCATCTCTCTTGTCTTTCCAAGTAAATTTAATAGTATCACCATCTTGTTCTATAATATCTTTTAGTCTAGCATCAGAAGAATTAAAAAATCCTAAAGCTGTTACATTTCCAACATTAGAAACTGTAAAAACAGTACCACTTTGTTTTATTACTCCATTTAAAACTGTTTCAGTTATTTGGTCATTACCTAAAACAGCTTGGTTGTTTTTAGTTGTAAATGAATTATACCCTATAGCAATACTATTGCTAACAGTGGTTACTTGTGGGGATATGGTATTATCATCTTGTGATCCAAGAAAAGTATTTCTAGCACCAGTTACAGTATAACCTGCTTTGTAACCAAGTCCTGTGTTTAAGCTTGAATTTATATTAGCTTTAAGTGAATCTACACCTATTGAAGTGTTATATGTACCACCAAAATTTGAATATGATGCATATCTACCAACAGCAGTGTTTTGATACCCAGCAACATTACCTTGAAGTGCACTTGAGCCAACAGCAGTGTTCCAATTTGCATCAGTATTCTGTCTAAGTGCATCTTTACCAACTGCTGTATTTTCTTCTCCACTATTGTTTGTTTTAAGTGCTTCAGATCCTATTGCAGTATTTTGAAAACCTATTGTATTAGCTGTAAGTGTTCCTATACCAAGTGCTGTATTGTTATTTCCAGTGTTAAATTTAAGAGACTCAAACCCTACTGCTGTATTATAAATGCCAACAAAAGGTATTGTAGGATCTACAGAACTAGATTCTCCTACATTATTTAAAAGAGCATTTACTCCAATAGCTGTATTTTGAAAACCTCCAACATTATTTGCTAGAGCACTTTTACCAATTGCTGTATTATTATTTGCAGTATTTACTTTAAGAGCATCTATTCCAATTGCTGTATTATTAACTGCGCTATTGGGTACAGTTGATCCCTTACCAACAGTTAAACCATTAACTACTAAGTCTTCAGTAAAACTTTTTATTCCTGCAAATGTTTGTGGATCAATTGTTACTACTCCTCCAAAATTAAGTGAAGCAGGTTGTAAGTTTAAAACACTTCCTGTTATTGTAGCTCCATTTACATTAGGTGCAGAACCTATAGGATTTAATGTTATTGTTCCTCCAGTCCCAACACCAATAGCAGTTCTGAAATCTGCAGCACTTAAAAGACTTACTGTATTATTTGCATTAGCTCTTAAGAATGTTATTGCTCCAGGATTTGTTACTGTAAAAATATTTGATCCAATTGTAGTTGCTCCTAAATTGGTTCTTGCTCCTGTTGCAGTAGTTGCACCTGTTCCTCCATTTGCAATAGCTAAAGTACCAGCTAATGTAATTATTCCAGATGTGGCTGTACTTGGAGTTAATCCTGTTGTCCCTCCTGAAAATGAAGTAACTGCTGAAGTCAAGTATGTACTTGTATCATAACTAATAACACCAGCAGTAGATTTTACAAACCCTGTTCCTGATAAAGTATTTTGTTTAGATGTTGCTAAACCACTATATAAACTATTTACTGCATTATCTCCTGAGTTGTTGTTAGTTGTATTATTAAGAACAACTAATTTTGCATCAGTAACATATCTTCTATTTGTTGAATCAGCTATATCAGCAGTAGTTGCATCTGCTCCTACTGTAACTAATCCCTTAGAGTCATAAGTAATTTTTGTTTTAGTTGCTCCTGTTATTGCAGTATTTGGAGTAAGTTTATCATTAAATGTTGTCCAATCACTAGCTGTCAATAAACCTCTTCTATTTGTTGCAGAAGATGCATTTGGAATATTAAATGTATGAGTAATATCAGTTGAATTAATATTAAAATCGTTACCTAATGCTCCTGTTGCAAATAATTGTGATGCAGATGTCAAACCATTTAATGAAGCAAGACCTGTTGTAAATGTACTTTGTATTGAACTTAAGTTAGAATTTTGTGTATATAATGTAATAGTATTTCCTGAACTTAAATTTTTAGGGTAAAACCTAATAGCAATTCTGTCAGAAGTTGTTAATGGTGCATACTCTGGTACAGCACATGTAAATGTATATAAATCAACTGTTGTTCCATTTGTTATAACCTCAACTAAAGAGGTGGCTAAAACATAAAATGTAGATCCATTATAAACTTCAACAGTTGCATAAACTTGTAAAACATTAGAAGCAGATGCAGATAAATAACACTGAAAAAGCCAAACTCCTGCAGGTACAACTTCTTGAGTTGGTTTACCTATATCTGTAATAAAGTTTGCAAATGCAACATCATTTACAGTTCCTGATGTAAAATTAGCACTAGTACCTAAATTTGCTCCAGTAGATAATTGATAAAAGTTATTTGCATCTATAGTTCCTTGAGATGTTCCTCCATTACAATAGTAAACTTGTCCTCCACCTCCTCCTGCTATTTCAGGAAAGGAAGCTAGCTGACCATCCCCTCTTATATATTGTGAAGCTAATCCTGCCCCTGTTACTGTAAGAGTATCACTTGATGTTACAGGACTATTAGTAACTTGAAATGCACTTGGCATACTTAGTCCTACAGATGTTACTGTTCCACTAGTAAGAGTTGGAAATGTTGCAAGTGTACCATTACCTCTTAAATATTGAGAGATAGTACCTATTGGATATGGGTAATATGCAGTAGAATCTGTTGAACCATTAGCCTTTAAAAACTGAGATGACGTGCCACCTACTACCTTATCCACTTTTAATGCATCTTGAGTGTCAACATAACTTGTTGTAGCTAATCCATTAGTAGATGGAATAACAGGTTTGTTCAATATCTGTGCATCTCCACTTGTAGCATTCCAATCAGCCTTGACATTAACTTCTGCTCCTGTAGCAATCCCAGCTAATTTATTCTTTTCAGCAGTTGTATAATCATTTAAAGTAGCACCTGCTGAAGTTCCATTTCCTAATGGAATAGTTGCATCTGTTCCTGTATCACTACTAATAGTAAAATTAGTAGTTGTTTGAGTTGGAGATAAATTAGTAACACCACTAGCAGAAGGTTCTTCTACTAACAAATGTCCTGTGCCTAAGTCTGCCCAATAATTACTATTAGTAGGAGGATATTGATTATCATTTATAAGACTTTTATATACATGCCCTTCAAACCATACAAAACAATCTAAGATATAAGGATTACCTAATGCCACAGAATGATTTGTAGACCACTCTATAGCACTTAAAGGAGAGTCTAAATCACTCTTTCTTATTAGACATTTTATTTGATCAACTAACCAATTAATGTCTTTCTTTATTTTTAATAGTTCTAACATGAGATATAATATTATTTTGTTAAATCAAACAGTAACATACATTTATCATTGTAATGAGGATAACCTTCTTGACAATTTTCATTAATTAAATATACAGGATTCATATAAAAAGGAGCAATCATTAAATTAATACACTTCCAACCTCCATCTATTATATCAGGATTTTGACTCCACTTAGTAAAACTAGTTGCTAATAGATATTTACTTCCACTTCTTTTTATATTTTCTAAAGCTTTTAATACATTTTCATTACTTAAATGTCCTAGACAATCTCTAACAAAAACTAAATCTGCTTTAGGTAACTCATCTTCAATTAAATTTAATACAGTAAAAGATTTATTAGGATACTTAGTATTATTACTTTGTATTAATTCTTCAACTATATCTGCTCCTAAATAATTTATTTCACTTAAATCTACTTCTTTCATCCAATTAAAATCTCCACAAGGAATGTCTAACACAGATGTGATCTCATATTTTTTAAAGAGTATAGATAACTCTTTTCTTAATACTTCTGTATTTTGTAACTCTGAGCCTGAACCACTTTTACTTTCAGCAGATGCCCAAAGGTTATCAGTATAAATTTTTGTAAAAGTTTCTTTTATCATATTTTTATATTAAGATTGTTTGTTTTCCTGTTTCTTGAACTTCTTTCCAATAATGTGAACTTGCTCTGTTTTCATCTATTTGAAGTGTATCATTATAAGGAAGTCTAGTCATATATTTTGCTTTATAAAAAAGATTTACATCTTTTTCAGAAACTCCTGCATTATGTAATATAAAGTATTTTTCTACAGAAGAAATAGGATCTGTACTCCAACCAAAATCTAATCTAGAATCTACTTTTGTTTCATAACCTTTTAACCAAATGTTCCAAAGCAAAGACCACATTCCTGCTGTCCATTTCTGTATTGGATAATCATTAGGATATTTTTCAACATGAAACTGTTCTGTATTACAAAAGTAAGAATAAAGTTTGACACTATCACTCTCTACTTTATTCCAAAATTCAAAACTTTCTCCTATAGTAACATACTGAGCTCCTCCTGAATGACTGTTTAATAATTTAGGTATTAGTCTATCTATACCTATAATCTCACACATCTTTTTATAAATATGGTTACCTTTTTGTTGGATGTAATCATAGTTAATATAAGAGTTTGTATTACTTAAATACCATACATTACCTGGCATTGCCCAATCTACTTCAGGAGGTCTTGTAAACACTATGTCACAATCATGTAGAAACAATCTTTGACCTATAAGATCTGGGTTTGCTTTCATATGACTACTCATAAGATTGAAGTAAATAGAAGGAACATAACTCTTATCTGCTCTAGTATCATTATAAAAAAAGAACCTGACTGTATTATAGTGGTTTTGTAGTTTTCTCCAAACTTCAGGGACTACATCATTATCTATAGCACAAAGGATGTCAATCTTATTAGGATTGACACCATGCTTTTTAAAATTATTTATTACTACTTCCACCTGCCAAGTGTAAAAATTATTTGCAGGTTGTGCACAAATATATCTCATATCTTATATCTTATTATTCACAGGTATTTGCAGAAGATGTTGGGAAGAAATTTCCTGGAGTGCCACCTTCACTATATGTATCATAAACAATAGTAAAATTTCCTTGTCTTACTCTAAGATTAGTGACTAAAGTTCCTCCAAATGTTACTGAATAAACAGGATTAGGATTGTTTTCTCCTTGCCATCCTACATAAGTTCCATAAGTTCCTATATTTGTAGTTTCACCTATATCTAATTGTGTAACACCAAATACACTTGTAGCAGGTATTACAGTACCATTATTCATAGTAGAATATGAAATAAGATATATCTCTGATTGATAAACATCTACTGATTCTCCCATAATTAAAGAACTATTAAAATCTATAGTACCGTCAAAATAACTTTCTCTGTCAAAATAATAACTACTAAAAGTTCCACAAACAGTTATAAGATCAGGTAGTTCTATTACTGTTGCAGTTATTCCACATAATGGTGGAAGAGTAGTAGTAATATTTTCAAAATTATGCTCAAAACAGTTATTAAAATACGAAGTTAATCTACTTTGATTATATGCTGGTATAGTTATTATTTGTTCTATAGTATTAGAACTTCCATTTGTAAATACTACATTAAAAGAATAAGCTAACGAAGTTATTGTGCCACTTGCAAAGTCAATATATGCTGGAAGTAGTTTATTACTCAATGTTGCTACAGTTGAAGAAGAACTAAAAGTAAAGTTCATAGGAATTGAATAATGAAATTCTTGAAGAAACATATCTCCTGGGGCTGTAAATCTTGTCAAAGACGCTGAAGATGCAGTGGGGTTTATTGTTCTTCCAGCAGCTACAGCAGTAAAGTCTAGAACAGCATTAATAACTATATTTATATTTCTATCATTTGTTGCTGTCCAATTTATACAGTGTTCTTGAGTGGTGAAAGATAGACCTATATAAGTACCTTCCCCAGCTTCACAATTTCCTAAAGACACAACTTCAGCATAGCCCCCAATTGTTGATGCTGGGAATGGTATATCTACCACATACCCTTCTAATAGTATAGATTTTGGCACTGGGGTTGGATTTATTTTTGATCTTTCATAACCATTATTGCTTATGTTATTATGATAGACATATACATCAAATGGTCCTGTACCTGATTGAGCTTCTGTTAATTTTATAAGTACGGTCATCTTGTTTTATTTAAAATTAGTTTCTAAAAAATTTTCTTATTGCAATAGCATTAATTCCTGTGTTCCAATTATATAACCAAGTTCTAACACCAGTTGAAAAATTAAAACTTACAGCTTGATCTGAGTAAGCATTAAGTCCCCAAGTAGTACCTGCAGGAAGAGTCACTCCTAAAGAAGCTCTAACTCTGTACATCTCTTCTAATTGAAATATATTAGGTAGATCCCAATCACTATACCCTCCATCTACTAGTGCTCTACATGCAGCAATAGCTCCAGCATGATTATATCCTCCTAATGAAGGTAATCTTAATACTATTCCATAAGAATAATCAGGGGCTACTTCTGTAATTATTCCTCCTTCATAAGTTTGACCAACATATAATGGAGAAAATGGACTAACAGTAGTTGTAGTAGTTGTAGGACCAGGAAGAAGTGTTACATTCACATCTACATAATCAGTGCAACCTTCTCCTCCAGTTGCTACAGATTTTACTCTAACTTTAACTGTATTATTTGGTACTATTGTTATATAACCAGCAACTAACTGTGATTTTGCAACTTCTGCTTCGTGTCCTATATAATTAGTTCCATCACTACTTATAAATAAATCATAAAAAGGACCTGATTCTACTCCTGCTGAATTTATTGTTATATTAAGTTTCATAAGTTTATTATTATTAATTAGTAGTTAGTAGTTATTCTTGTGGTTCTTCTGGTGGAACATATTCTGTTGTTGTTGTTGGATAAACATAATATCCTTCAGCTACTTCTCCTATTCCTGTAAAGAAACAAGAATTTTCTTTTAACAGTCTTATTGAAGCTCCAGTGCCCATATGTCTATTACTTTCTATGCTTCCACCAGGGATTCCCATATAAGGTGACCAATAACTAAGCCAATCAACAGAAGCAGTAGTAGCCCAACCTTCAATTTGAACATCATATGATTTAGCAGCCCACCATAAGCCTTCGTTTCCTAATTCATTAAAATATCCTGCACTTGCTGGATAACCTGGTTGTGCTGGATAACCCCTATAACGCACCCCTCCTGGAAGAGCTGTAAAACCAATAGTATTAGTTCCAAGAGGATTTGCTTCACCAGGGCTTGGAGTATATGCAGTCCATAGTCCTCCACTTCCAATAGTTCCTGTTGCTTTTAACATCTTTCCTGTATAGTAAGGGTAACTACTTGTTCTATTTACAGCCCAATATAATTTCTCCCAATCATGTTGATAAGGTATACGATACCCTAAAGGAGCTATATTTTTTCTTGCTGCTACTTGTTCAAGGGTTGGTGGAACTGACTCTTCTGTATGTATTCCCATAAATGCATACCAATTGTATAATTTACCATAGATAGGGCCATTTGCAGAATTATTGTCGTAATAACACCAAGCTCCTGTTTTTAATGTGTCCCATTGTGCTTGGTCTGTTACTTGTGGAATAGGTGTTCCATCTCTATACGTTTCAACATTTAGATTACAAGGTAACCATATCATATCCTCTATATTAACATCAGGTAATGAACATAAAGAAAGAGGTGCAGTAGTGGTACTTGAAGTAGAAGTAGAAGTAGAAGATGTGCTAGTACTAGTACTAGAGGTACTAGTGCTAGTACTTGAAGTTGAAGTAGAACTACTTGAAGTACTACTTGTACTTGAACTTGTACTTGTTATAGTTAAATCTATACTAGTAGGACAGGAGACACTTGTAGAAGTTACTCTAATCTTAGTTGAACCATTTGGTACTGCTGAAGAAGAATATCCTTGCCCAACTAATACTGATTTTTGAATACCTGAAACAAGTAATGTAAAGGTTGTTCCATTAATACTTGTGTATAAATCAAATGGGCCAGTACCTGTACCTGCTGCTGATAATGTTGTTAAGACTGTCATAAGTTTATTTTTTTATTATTTTAAGTTGAGACTGCATTTCCTACAAGAGTGCAGTCTAAAATTGTTGTTGTACTTGTTGTACTAGTAGTTGTTGTTGCAACCTTTCTATAATCCCATATTAAATACGCATAACTTGATTGTGTAGGATTAACATCATAAAGAAAACTATCCCCTTCCCATGTAGGAGGATTTCCTGGCAGTAATTGTATATTTTGAATTTGAGTTGCATTAGCAAGTATAGTTGCAATTTGTGCAGATGTGTATTCTACTGATGAAATCAAATACCACATTTTATTACCAAGAGTAGGATTAAATACAATATCATTAGGTAAAAAACTTTGAAAATCTTGACGTACCATAATCATGTCATTGACTTGTGGAGATGAGAAATCGTACAATGATGTAACATTTGTTTGAAAAAGAGAAGGTTGTTGTACAGTTAGTATTACTCCACTATTATAATACCAATCTCCTGAAGGTAAATGGCTAGTATAATTATATGATGGACTATAAGTAACTTTTCCACTATCTTCAGGGTCATTAATAATTATTCCTGTTAAAGAATTAATTTGAGGTGGTTCAGTAGTAGTACTAGTTGTAGTTAACAAACTTATAGGTATATCTATAGAATTACTACAATTATCTGTAGCAACTACTCTTATTATAGTTGCATTATTTGGAACATTAGATAAAGAGTATCCTTGTTGTTGTTGTAATTGTAATTTTGTTATTCCTGTTACAATAGGAGTATTATAGTCTATATTAGAATAAAGACTAAAAAGTGTTGTACTTGTCCCTGCTACTGATAATTTAACTAATACTGTCATAATTATATTTGTTGAGCACTTCCTATCATAATACAAGGATTTGTAGTAGTACTTGTACTGCTTGTACTGCTTGTACTAGTTGAAGAAGTACTAGATGTACTTGTACTTGAAGTACTTGTGCTAGATGTGCTACTAATAGGTATAGTAGTAGTACTAGAGGTACTTGAAGTACTCGATGTACTAGAGGTACTTGAAATAGGTAATGTAGTTGTACTACTTGTGCTACTTGTAGAACTTGTACTAGAAATAGGTAGAGTAGTTGTAGGTGCAGCAGTAGTTATAGAAGAAGGGTCTGTAGGTATAATACCTATCTCTCTTATACATGTACTTACTATATCAAAATTATACTTACTTGTAATATAATCTTTTTCTTCTTGACTTACTGCCAAAGCTTTGTCTTGGTAGTAAAAACTTAAATAATAAGAACTAATAATACTTAACATAGTTCTTTCTATTTTTGCATTTCCATATATTTTTTCATGTAATAAACTGCAAAGTACTTCTTGAGTATAAAGACAAATATTATTTTGTGTAGTTTGATTTATATAATTTTGATATGTAGGATAATTAATTGTGTTAAAAGCTTGAGCTTTCATAAAAGCTTCTAAGTAATCTTCACATTGATTGTATCCTCCACAGTCTCCACATTTACCTCCTGACCCTGAGTGTCCTCCTGAATGTCCTCCTGAATTTGAATTTGATCCAGAGTTTGAACCCATCCCTGAACTTGAACTTGAACCTCCTCCCCCTGAACTTGTCCCACATATAGTTTGTTGTGCCATTAAGACAAAAGAACTTAATAGATTCTCGTAATATTTAATAGTAAAAGGAACACTGGTTTCTGTAGAAGAACTTAAATAAATAGAATAGTTTCCATCTGTTGCAAAAGTTAAAACTACTGTTTGATTAGGTGTAATTACTCCTGTCTTTATTTCAGTAGTTGCATCACAAGTTACTTTACTTACATGGTAAGTAAGATCTACTGTTCCAGTATTTTTAAGTGTGTGAGTGTCTTTGTATTTTAAGTATGTGTAATTCAAAGCCATGGGAAAGTGTTTTAAATGTCAAATATACAAAATAAAAAAACATCTCTATAGAAATAGAGATGTTTTATTAAATAGCTTTATTTTAATAATCCTTTTGATTAATCAATCAAAGGAGTATTAGTAATAAAAGCAGTCAAGAAGTTTTTTATAGAGTTTCCTAAGTTACAGTCATCACACTCATATGCAAAGATTGTACTTAATGGATTACTATATTCTTGCCACCCTGATTCAGAACTTTGGTTATATTCCAAAATAATTTGGTCATAATTAGTATTCTTATCAGCTAAGTAAGAGATATTACCATAAGCAGTACCTGTTACTCCTGACAATTTGTAAGGACCTGAACCTGCATTTCCTGAAGCATGGTATTCTTTTTGTAAAATATTATTACCAGTACCTTCTGCATACACAGGGTATTGATTAATAGTAGTTGCACCTGAACATCCAAAACCTTCAATTAGAGAAACAATAAGAACTGTTTCCAATAATTTGTAGTATTGTAAGTTTACTTGGCAAAAAGAACCAATAGAAAGAGGTTGACTTACTAATTGAAAATCAGCAAATACTTGAGCAGCAGCTAAAGCAGTTTTATTGAACACAATTAAATCATCAACATCAGCACTAGTCATTACTGCACCAGCAGCATAATTAACAGAAGTTCCATGAGTAGCAGTAGTTAAAGCTTGTCTTGCAACAGGCTGAGCAATAACTAATCCAGACTCATCTGCATTAATATTAGCTACAAATAATTGAGTCAATACATTTGCATCTAAAGAACCACATCCTTCAGCACAATCATCACAACAAGGAGTTGTAACCATATAAGCTTTGCTAAATTGGTTATAACCTTGAATTCTGTTAATTCTTGCATTACGGAATTCTATTCTTACTCCATACTCAGTATCACACTCAGCTTTGAAGTTACCTACAGTTACCTTCATAGGGGCTCCTGTTGAACAAAGTTTTTCAGTAAAACCTACTACACCTTGTCTTTGTATTACTTGACCTGCAGAAGTTCTGTAGTCAATACCTCCTGAAGGAGTAGTATAAGCCAAAGCAAAGAAAACTTCTTTAGGCATTGGACTTGTAAATTGATCTACAGCTAAGTTAGTAGCTGCATCAAATGCACCTAATTGACCTACAGCTAAATTCTCTATAGATACTCCTGCTCCAGGATCTAAAAGGTTACAGTTAGTTACTGGTAACACTTTAAAAACGTCATTGTTACGATTACTCATAATTTCTCTTTTTTTTAATTAAACAATTTGATTAAAACCTAACTTACTGATTTTACCCTGTAAGTCTGAAGTTTGCACTTCACTTGCAGCAAGCATTACTGCTATATCAACAATTTCCCTATGGGTGTGGTCTGGGAGATCACAATTCACAGCACCTGATAAGGTGACACCTGAAGGATGAGCATATGACCCTGACCCAAAATCTTGGGCATTATGTACATATGCTGGTTTGCGTATATAAGACAACTTTGCTTCATTTATTGTAAAAGTACCATCTGTAAAAGTTTGGATACCTTGTGATTCATAAACTCCATTTACTTCTCTCCACTCAAAAGAACTATTATAAAACTCACTTTCTTCAAAAAGATCATCATGTTCTTGTATATAAAGAACTGCTTCTTGATCTGTACAATTACCTTTTGACAACTTTACTCTGCATCTTACAAAGTATAAATAGTTAGAAGGTAAGGCAATAACATTATTTGTTACAGGAGTCCATGTTCCTCCAACAACAAGAGTTTTAATATCTTCAACTATTCTTTGAGACATTTCAAAACCAAGACCATTATCAACTTTAGGTTGTGCAACTCTTTTAATAAAAAGTTCAACTGCTTCATTAAGAAGCCAGTCAATTTCAGGGACCAATAGTCCCTTATTTTTTTGACTGTCTATTTTATTAAACTTCTGTTTGAAGTCATAGTGCATTTCCCTAGTTGTCATAACTCTTAGTTATTAATTTTAGACAATATTAGAAGTTTAATATCCTGGTTTTCTTCTTTAGAAAGGTATTCTGCAACTTCAATTTCATCAATACCTAAAGGAGAATCCATGTGGAATATTCTTTGTCCTTCTCTTCTTAATACTGATTTTTGAAGAGCTTCTAAAACAAGAGCATGTGATGCTGTTTGTTTTTTATCCATATTCAAAAATCTTAAAAACTCTCCTGCATCTTTGGTAATGATTTTATCAAGTTCTACAGCTACAAAATCTGCAGATTGATTCTTCATATTCTTACCTCCTAATACAAGTATTAATTGTACTTTTCTATCTAATGATAATTTAGATGCTTCAATGATGGCAGTATTCTTTTGTTCTACTTTACTTGCCATTACTGATGCTTGTTCTGCTTCATCAAAAATAACATGAGTAGCTTCTGGCCACATCCCTAGATCATATTCTGCCATTGAATTGGCAACATACTTACTAGCTTTCATCACTCTTACTTTAATATAGTCTAGAGGATTATCATTGTCAAAGAACATTGTATTATTTTCTAACTTTATAATTGCCATTCCTGAATCCCAAAATGGATGAGGAGCTTCTGAATTATAGTGTGGAGACAAATCATAGTTTACTCCTTTTTTAGCTAACTCTTTAATGTCAGCTTCTGATAGCCCTGTAGCATACCTCATTGTAGTAGCATCTACTAAAGCTTGAATTTTTTTTGGTCTTGTGAAAGACTCTTGACCTGTTTTGTTGTGCCATCTTTTTGACTCAATAGGTCTGATTTCAACTTTTACTGAACTCATAATTTCCAATATTTATAATGAACTTAAGGAAATCCTTTTTCCCTTTACCACCAAAAGCTCCTTGTTACAGGAGCTTTTAATAGTTATATAAGTGATCTTAGTTACGAGACAAGATCAATTCTCCACATTTAGTGATGTCATGGATATGGATACCACATGATTTTTCAACATGCATTTCATAGTAAGAACCAGAGTGTGCAGAAGAACCACCATTTTTAGGACCATAAGGACCATACATACCTTCAACATAAGTAAAGGCAAAACCATCTTTTTTGTTCATGATTTTGATGTTAGAGTTTTTAGATTCTCCTGAGAAGTCTAAGAATGTAATTCTTTGAGACTCAATTGGGAAACCTGTAACTTCATCAATTTCAAAGTTAATCTCTCTATCATCATAAAGAGGATTGTGGATTAACTCAAGAGATGCACCATTTGCCATGTTGTATTTCACAAATTGGTAACCTGCTTCAAGAGAATTAGTATGTACTGAGTTAGTCACTTTGTTAGTGTAAACTTCAATATTTTTAATAAATCCTGATTTGTTTTGCCAATCTTGGATAGCTCTGTGGAATTGTAACATTCCATACTCTCCTGTGAATCCTTTAACCTGTCTTCCAGCACCTGGCTTAACACGAGAATAAAAGATGTCTTGCAAGTACTCTTCAATTAACTTAGCAGTTAAGTGAGAATATCTGTGTTGGTGAGAATCTTCCAATTGCTCTTGGATTCCAGGACCCATTCTTACTGGTCTACCATTAGCACCTAATACAGTATCTGCAGATCTTGAATACCAATATCCACGTTCTACTTCTCTGTACCATTGTTGCCAATATTCAACTTCAGCATAACGCATCCATGAATTGTGATAAGCACCTTTAGAATCAGGAATAGCTACAGCCAATACTTCAGTAGAAGCATAGTCAGTAATTCTGTATTCTTTTCTGTACTTAGACATTCTGTTTCTGAAGGCAATTGGCAAACTGAATACAGTTGAACCTGATTGCTCAGCAGCTTCCTCATATTGAGAGAAAAGTTTACCCCATTGTTGTCCTGGTTTCAAATATTTAACAGGCATAAATGCTTGTGGGTCATCTGAATTCATTCTTACAGTGTAGACAGTACCATCTCCATGTTTTACTCCTTGATTTTGTACACGTACTTGGTATTTCTTGTTAGAAGTACCTGGCATGATAACATCTCCTGGTAAGTACCAGTTCTCATCAAGTTTAATTTTGAATGTTTTTTTGAATTTTCCTGGAGTAGTGTTACCCACTGCTTCAACATTTTCTACAACAACTAGAGGTCTAGTGTTTGCACCTTTCAACTCCCATTCCCATTCTGTGTTACCAATAGTTTCTTCTGTTTTAGAGTTACCCATCAACAAAGAAGACATTGGATTATCAGAGTAGTAGTTTTGAGCTGAGAACAATTTGTCCATTTCTCCAAGAATACGGTGTGGTTTAGCAATCAGAGCAGCACCTAAGTGAGATTGCTCAGTCATGTTGGCATTCCACTCCATCTCTTTTACGAGAAGCTTGCTTCCTAATGTAGCCATTTTGATTTAATTTTAAGTTAATAATTAATTTAGTTTATCCCTCTAGCATATCCCAAAGGGCCTTTTTATTGGATTTGTGACCTCCACTTTCTGAATTTGATAATTCCTTTCTGTCAACTCTTTCAACAGCTTCTCTGACTCCTCTTGCAGCTTGAGTTTGTTTCTTTCTCTCAATAGCACTAAAGTCAAAATCTGTTTTTAGAAGTTTAGCTAAAAGAACTATTTTATCTTTGTCAGCCATCACTTTGAATAAGTCTGCTTGCATTTCACTTACAAATCTACCATCTTGTAGTTCTACATTAGGTTCTGAGATATAAGTTGGAAGACTTGTCTTATCTTGTTTAGATAAAGGTAATCCTCCAGTTTCATTCAAACTATTAATATGACTAGTAATGTTAGTCTTATATTCTCTAGCTTGTTTCTTTCTACTTTCTGCAATATCTTTTTGTCTTTGGACTTGACCTGCAGTTTCATTTTCTTGAGCTTCAATAATCTTATCATAAGACTTTTTAGCTATTCCTTCAAGTTTGTCTTTTTCTTTTAGAAACTCTATTTGAGAATCTATATACTCTTGATCATAACCTTGGCTTTTTAAATCCATTGTTACTGCAAGAACTTGAACATCCTCATTGTCAATATCACTATCTTTAGTAATACCTGAAGTTGCATGTTGAATCATCTTACCTAATAGTTCTCCAACATTACCTCCTTTAGATGCAAACTTTACTAAGTCTTTAATATCTTGAGGAAGGTCTTTAATTGTAGCTTCTACTTCTAACTCTAAAGCTTTCTCCCAAGAGTCTTCAAGTAAATGTTCTGCATCTTCTTCAGTAAGTTCTACACCATCTTCTAACTCATAATCTACAAGACCTTTTTCTTTTAAGAACTCAAGAGTCTGTTTATTATTTACATTAGTTACTGGTTCTTTTTTACCTGAAGAAGTTTTATCTTCTTCCTCATCTTCAGTTTGAACTTTAGGGGCATCTTTTTCAAAAGCTTTAAACTGATCATCAATCAATTCTTGTTCTTTTTTTTCTTCCTCTTCTTTTGCAAGATCTTCTTCTGTTTTAACATCATCTTTTAATGCTACATCTACTGCATCAACTTCTAGATTAGTTTCTCCAAAAAAATCATGTTGTTGTGATGAATCATCCCATCCTGCAAATTGGTCAATGGTTTTCTCTGTTCCACTCATAATTGTGACAAATTTAAGTTTAATTATTTAATTAATTACATATTCAAAATGAAGGTTTACTATTTAAAGTATAATAGCCTTATTTTATTTTCCTGCTCCCTTTTGAGCAATTTCTTTAGCCTTTAGTTTATTTTTCTCTTTGTCATCCTGTATTTGATGATCAATTAGTTTAGCTTGATTAGCAACTTGTGCTCTCTTAATTTCAGCATCAACTCCATATTTAGCAACTTCAAGTACATCAGGAGTGCCATCATTATCTTGGTCTTTATTAATATCAAATCCCATAGAAAGAATAGTTTGTTTCTGAATCTCAGTTTTTCTTCTTTCTTCTTCTTTAAGAGTAATCATATCAGCTTCATGTGCCCATTCTTCTTTCTTAAACTCAAGTTCTTTTTGTTGGAAGTCTGCTTTAGCTTTTTCTTGTGCTTGTGCCTGTGCTTGTTCTCTATTAGATCTAAGTTCTTCAGAAACAAGTAAAGCTTCTTCAGCTTCTTGTATAGAATCTTGTTTAATAACTTTAAGGACATCAGATAATTCAATTTTTTGATTCTGCATTGCAGCATGAGCAAGTTGTTGAATAGTCTGTTTAATTTCTTCTGACATAGAAGAGTCTTCCATAAATAAACCTAATGTACTTTCATCAAGTAAGTTTATATCCATCTGTAACATCTCTATAGACATATCATCTAAGATATAAGTGATATTCTTTTTATCAGAGTTAGCATAAGCTACCTTAGCAATATCAAGTAATCCTTGAAGTACATTTCTTTTAATACAATTGTGTAAGTCAAAGTAAGGTTCAAGCATATGAGAAGTCTGCACTAGGTTTTGTTGATTGTTTCCAACTCTTTCAGATACAGAAGTTTGACCTAATACAGGGTCTGTAATACCCACAGATTTACCACATTTTTGTTCTAAGTAATCTGCAAGTTGAATATATTTCTGAATATCAGAAGCCAATGAAAGGTCTAGAGTCTTAGCAATAGTATTTACATCACTTTGATTCATTCCTTCTTCATCAGGATTGTACCACATAAAAGGAGTACTTTCAAAGAAGTATTGCCACTTCTTAAGATCTATTCCAGAGTCAGTAGGAATAGCATTGATGTTCATTAAGATTTTCTTCCCTTTATCTGAAGCCAAGAGTAACTCTAATCTGTACATTACTATGTTATAGTAGTACTGATAAACTTTCATTCTATCCATTACAGAAGTAGGTTGAGAGTTTATGTTATCATAGATTGCACCATAATAAGGTAAATTACATTTATAGATATTGTCCATATCTTTAAACTGTCCTGGAATTGGTCTCATTTCTTTGTAAATGTCAGCACCAATTTTATATCCTTCATATACTTCAGGAATCCATTCATACTTAATTTTTACATCTCCATTTTCTTTATCAAGTCTATAAGTTTCATCAACCATAAACTTAGTTTGGAGAATACCATCTTGATCTATATAATCTAACCAACCTATTTTTCTAAGTCCTTTAAATACACAATGCAATACCCTTACTGCATTTTTATCTTCATAAGTTAGATACTCATCAAAGTTAAATAAGTTATCATGTACTCTTTGAGTAATATGATGATTGTAATTTCTCCAAAGAGTATCTATTTCTTTATCAGTAAGTTCAAAAGTCTGTACAATTTGTGAAGGGTGCATTCTGTATTCTGCTGCAGCCCACTCTCCTTGTTCTATGTAGTCAAGGTCTGAAGCTTTATCACAAGAAAATCTAACAGGGTTTACAACTTTCATTGCTGGTTCTCCATTGATTATTCCTAACCAATATACTTCATAAGCTGAGATTAAACCATGTTTCCAACCATTATTAAACTTCTTTTTGACATCAAGTTTCTTAATTAAGTAATTAACAATCTGTTGTCCTTGTACTTCAGCAGGGTCTCTATGATCCCTTTTCATGTATGCTCTTACTTTATCAGGAGTTGCAGCTTCAATTTCAGCTTGCATTTTTTCTTGCATTTGTTGAGACTCTTGTTCAGTGAGTTCTCTTCCTTTCATTTGAGCCTGATACTCTTTTTCTTTTTGTTGTGTAATAGGAGCCATTATAGAGTTAACAACAAAGTCAGTTATTCTTTTAGTCTCTTCTTCTACTTTTCTATTTGATGCTTCTTTATTAGTGGCAATGACTCTATAACCAAAAGGTCTTTTCATTTCCATACCAATTAAAGCTTTTACTCTATAAGAACAAATATCTCTATTTGCCATTTGAGCTGGCATCTCTCCCTGGTCAGCCCCATAAGGACTAGCTACATAAGCAAAGTCAGAGAGGTCAATTATGTTATTAAATAAATCATAATTTACCCTCATTCTTTTATACTCATTAACCCCTCCATATCCAATAGATAAGAAGTTGGCTTTAGTATCATACATGTCAATCTTTTCTCTATACCAAAGAAAGTTATTATCTTCCTTTTCTCTTCTGCTAAGTCTCTCAGTAGAATATGACTTGGGTTGCGTAACTGGTTGATTCATTTGTTTAAAAGATAAGTATTCACAAAAGTAATAATTATTTTAATGACTGTAGAGCATTTCTACCATTATTTTTTGAGTACATAGTTCCCATCATATCTAAAAGTTGTTTTGCTTTAGCATTTCCTTTTGATTTTGGTTGGTATTCTTTTCCATGTAAGTCTTCTTGATCTTGAAACATAACTTGCATAAGTGCCATGACCCTATCAAAGTTTCCCTTTCTATTATAACTAATTAACTCTTCTAATAGTCCAATAGAATAAATTTGATCTAAAGCTCTAATAGGCATACCATCATCATCAAAGTCAAGAGTCTCTAACAACCAAGATTTAATATACTTTTCTCCTGCATCTTTAAGTTGATCTATCATGTGACAACCATATAACCTATTTACTTTAGAATTCTTAACATTCTTCTTTATAACTTCATCAGGTTGATAAGCTAAATAGTGCAATTGTTTTCTTCTTCTGAAGTAATCTTTAACATGGGTTACTTCATTCTCATGCATAATAGTAGTGTTGTATAACTCAGCAAATAATCTACAAATGTAGTTTACATCATCTGCTTCTCCAGGTCTACCTACATATTCTGCAACAATTATTCTTTTAGTTCTATCTCCTATAATTACACTCTTATAGACATAAACAGCAGCAAGAGAAGTACCTTGTGCCTGTCTGTAAGGGTCATAACCTATTTTGTAAGCATTTCTTTGAGGTACTTCAGCAGGATATTCATAGATAACAGGACACCCTTCTAGAGAAGTATTGTCAGGTTTCATTCTATAAATTACATTAGCTGAGCCATCAAGTATAGGTTCTGCTTTAACTTTTTTAGATTCATAATCATAGAATAGTTTAACAGGAGTTCCCATAATCATATGAAGATTCTTTGCTTTAACTATTTCTAATTGTCTCTTTAATTCAAGTACAGGAAAGTTATTTACACTGACCATACCAAAGGCTTCAAATGGGCCCAAAGGCTTCTCCTGCATTCTCTTCTGAATATCAGCAGATGTAGCACCATTATCTAATAAGATTTTTCTATTAGCAAGTTCTACTTGTTTAGCCCCTTCTCTATCAGAGTTGCCTTGTTCATCATAGTAACCTTCCATATTCCAAGTAATAGGGTGGAAGAATCCACACTTCATATCCTCAGAATCTTCATCCCAAATATTTTGAAATGGTAGCATACCAAATCTTAAAGGACTAGAGTGCATTTCAGAATAATCTGCAGTACCTCCTTCCATATCTCCTGATGTACCAAATACAGTAATCATACCTGTTTTAATATCTCCTGCCATAACACAATCCTGAGTAGCAGCATAAGAACTCTTAAGTAATCCAGGTGTACCAAAAGCTCCTGACTCTTCAAAGATTACATCTCTAGCATCTTTACCCCTGGCAGCATCTGCATTATCTTTAAAAGTAAGTGCCATTATCTCAGACATAAACCCAGTCTCAACCTTTACACCATTTCTGTATTCAATAGTAGAAGCTTTAACGTGGTCCATTTTATCTACAACATCCTTAGGATATACCCAAGCTGTATGAGCATTAATAAAGTTAAGGTAATTGGAAGCCATTGTATAGATACCTTTAGGGTAAAGGAATTTCTTTTCATAAGCAGCAAATATAGTAAGAGCTCTAGGATAACATAAGTAATTCTTAACAGCAATAGCTGCATTCTTATACGAGTATCCCTTTCTTCTAGACTTACCTACAATAAGATTGTATCCTCCTGTTAGGTATTCTTCATCAATTTTAACTTCAAGTTGAAGTCCTTTATATAGTTCAGATAAATTTTCAGACTCACTTAAAGGAATCCCTAATCCATCAACTATACCATTGAAAGCAATTTCTCTTGCCCAAAAATAATTATAATCTCCATCCCAGAAATCTGGGAAATCTGTAACTTTAGCTGACTTCTTTGCACTCATATCCTCTACTTTAAGGATAGGACAGAAGTTTAAATAGAAATAATGATCTCCAGTAATTTTTACACCCCCTACAGAATAACCATTAATAATTCTATTTCTTTGTTCTTGCCAATAAGTATACCAATCAGGAGAACCCCAAGGATCTAGACAGTAGGTATTATACCTCTGAAACTTTCTAGCTTCTTCTCTAAACACTTCTGTGTTTATCCAAA